AGAGGTTCAATCATGGTAAAGTGGAAAGGTTTAAATAAGATGAAAGCTGATCTAAAACGTCAGTCTAGTCGTGCAGATAAGAAACTTGATGAAGCTATTCAAGATATAGGGATGATGTTGAATGAAGAAATAACAACTGCAGCAGTCTTTGAAAAAGGTTACTCTACAGGTAATTTAAGGCGTGAGATATATTATGCTAGAACAGGGCAAGCTAAAGCAGAAGTTGTTTCTCCTGCACACTATTCTGGGTATCTTGAACATGGCACTAGGTTCATGGAAGCACAACCATTTTTTCATAATACAATAGCAAAACAACACGCTGACATCATGGAAATTTTAGAAGAGAAAACGAGGTGATTAAATGAAGTCACCACGACAGTTACTTTATGACACAGTATTCGAAAGATTATCAATGCTAGGGTTTATTGTATATGATAAATTGCCAATGGAAGAAGTACCTTATCCATTTATAGTAATTAAGAATAATTTATCAGAATATGATAAGAGACAGAAAAGTAACAGATCAATGGCACTTTCATTGAAAATAGATACATGGCACTTATCTGATAACAGAGGTGAACATGATAAGACTTTGACTCAAATTGAGCAGAGTCTTTTTTCTTTAGTTTCTATTGAAGGTCTACCACTAATAGTAAGAGATTTAAGAACTAATGAAATGACTGACACAACAACAAAAGACAGTTTGTTACACGGTATTATTGACGTGACATATCAAATAATATAATTGGAGGAATGAATATGTATCAAATCGCAGATGGCGTATCAAAAGTGTTGTTTTTTCGTAAAATTGGCGATACAACAGCAGCAACATTAGTTTTACAGCAAGAACATAGTAAATCATACAAACGTGAACGTGAAGCAGTAGTAACGAAAGCAGGTAACGTTTACCGTAAAGGTCCTTTAGAAGATGAAGTATCAATCACTGCATTACAATCTACCGCTGATGACGCATATAAAATGCTTGTTGATTCGATTCTTGAAGGTGAAGGTTTGGAATTGTGGGAAGTTGATTTATCTAAAAAGAAATCTGATAGCACAACTCAATTCCAGGCTGAATACCGTCAAGGGTGGTTGACTGAATGGGAAGAGACTTCACCGGCAGAAGATGATCCGACTATTGAAGGTACATTCGTTACATTTGGTAAGAAACAGGATGGATTTGCAACAGTGCCAGCAGAATTCTTATCTGACAAAGGTGTCTTAGGATACTTATTCCATGACATGATTGCATCAGACGTAGCTGATGATGGATTAGCAACTTTAGAATCACAACCAGCAGTAGCATAATTTTGAGGGGGTTATCCCCCTTTTTTGTATTAAAAATAAATTATATGAGGTGTAATAGATGGTAAATATCAAATTAGAAAATGGTAAAGTATTAGAATTAAAATTCGGTTTAGGCGAATTAAACGCAGTAGATAAAGCTTTAGGACTTGAAATTGAACAAATCAATTTAGGCGAAGGATTCGAAATGTTAGTTCCTAAATTACGTACAGGTAACGTATTAGCTTTAGCGAAAATCATTCCAGCTTTAACATTAGGTCAGAATGGTCGTCCTAAAACGGATAACGAAACATTAGAAGTACTAAAAGCTGTTAAAGGTCAATATGGTTCATTTCAAGCGTTCTGTGATGCAGTGCTCGATGAAATGAAACACCATTTTTTGACCCAAGACCTAGTAAAAGACGAGAACGAAGAAAAAACAGTTCAAGCGGCACCAGTACAGGAAATCCCGCAATCAACAGTGGGAATGAATCAACCAACGACCGTAAACTAACATACTGGGATATTGTTATTAAATGTATGGCGCATTTCGGTAAGCGATCTATTGATGAAGTTAATCGTATGACGCTTACTGAATTCTACTGTCTTTATCATGCTAAGAATGAACGAGATTTATATGATGAGTATAAAATGCATAAGATGGCATATTTAAATCGTGAAGTTGAGGCACAAGTAGAAAAAGGATCTGGAAAGAATAAGCGCGCTGAATATGTATATAAATCATTTGATAAATTCTTCGATTATGAAAAGGCCGAAAGACAGTTACTTGATTTTGAAGATGATTTACATGAAAGTAATAAGCCTGAAAAATCTAAGAAAGACATCGCTGAAATGATAGCACAGGCAAATAAAATACATAAATAGGAGGTGGGAATATGCAGATACTAAGGATAGTTACACACTTGAAGCCTTGCTTACTGGTAATAACAGTCGACTTAAAAAAGTTATTGATCAAGCAGTTGCGATGTTAGAACGATTAGAAAATCGTAATGCTGAGGATGTGAAGATAGATGGAGATGTTAAGCCTCTGCAAAAGAAAGTTGAAACTGCGAAACGTTTATCTGAAACAATCGACAATCTCAAGTCGGATGTTGAGATAACAGCTGATACTGATAACTTAAATCGAAAAGTTAAACAGGTGCAGATGGCCACTGAATTATTAGATGGCAAAAAAGCACAGATTGAAATAGTTACAAAGAATGCTGAAGCTATTGCTAAGATGAGACAAGTTAGACTGTCTGCAAAGGCATTATCGAGTGAACGTCCTAAGATTGATGTCGATATGGATACGGCAGCAGCAACATCAAAAGCGCAGCGTTTAAAAGCGATGCTTAGATCTATTCCTAACAAAATTCGTACTAGGATTAACATAGACGTAGATACGAATAAGATTTCATTACTTAAATCATCGTTGTTAGCGTTAGCACCTTCAGCAATTCCCATTTTAGCTACGTTGATACCAGCCATCATGGCTATCGGTAATGCGCTTGCTGTTGTCGGAGGTGGAGCAATAGGATTAGCCGGAGCATTTGGCGTGGCAGGTACAGGTGTCATGGCATTTGGTGCTATGGCTATAAGAGCATATCAGATGCTGCAAGATGGAACGATTCAAGCTACAGCTGAAACATTGGCATTTCAAACTGCCTTAGAGAGTTTGAAGTCACAGTTTGATTCACTAGTTAGTACGAATGCGAGTGCAATTTTTAATACGATGACAAATGGTATTAATATCGCGAAAGCTGCACTTAGTGGTCTTACACCTTTCATAACAGGTGTTGCGAATAGCTTGGAGCAATTGAGTGCTAAAGTTTTGAGTTGGACGCAATCAAGTGCAGTTGCCCAAAATTTCTTCGATATGATGAAGACGACAGGTGTCTCAGTTTTCGAAAACATATTAGTTGCAGCAGGAAGATTTGGTAGTGGATTGATTAGCCTATTTACTCAATTTGGTCCACTATTTAGCTGGGTAGCGCAAGGCTTAGCGAACATGGGTAATCAGTTTGATGCATGGAGTCAAAAGGTATCAACTGCGCAAGGGATTCAATCATTTATTAATTACACTAAGACGAACTTACCGCTAATCGGAGAAATCTTCGGTAATACCTTTAAAAGTATATTCAATCTTTTTACTGCATTCAGTACAAACAGTCAGACGATATTTCAATCATTAGCACAGATGAGTGAGCAGTTTGCCGCTTGGAGCGCTACTGTCAGTCAATCTCAAGGTTTCAAACAATTTATTGATTATGTTCAAACTCAAGGACCTGTTGTAATTTCGACAGTTGGTAATATCGTAAATGCTATTATAGCCTTCGCTACTGCTATGGCTCCGGTTGGCACAGCAGTGTTACAAATGGTTTCTGCTATCGCTCAGTGGGTTGCAGGATTTATGCAGGCGCATCCACAAATAACTGCGGTTGTCGGATCTATTTTATTATTTGGTGGAGCAATTATGAAAGTCATAGCTTTCATGCAACCATTTATTTCTGTAATTATGCAAATTGGTAGCTTTGTAATTCAGCTCGTATCGAAATTTAATTTAGTCAAAAACGCAATCACTTTAGTTAGTGCTGCTTTCACTTTACTAACTTCGCCGATTGGTATAGCTATTGCAGCAATTGTAGCTATAGGAGCTGCAATATATTTATTGTGGACTAAGTGTGAAGTGTTTAGAAATGGCGTTATGCTCTTAATAGGAATCATGCAAACTTTAGGATCTGTTATAATGAGCGCATTAGGTACAGCATTTACATGGATTGGTCAGCAAATACAGATAGTAATGTTAGCATTACAAGCGTTTGGATCTTATTTAATGAGCACATTTACTGCTGCTTGGAATGGATTGGTTGCAGTAGTCGCGACTGTTTGGACTATGATTTCAAATGCTGTAACAGTTGGTATTCAGTTAGTTGTAGCTGGATTAGTGGCGTTCGGATCTATGATTTCATCTGCATTTTCTGCAGCGTGGAATAATTTAGTTACAATCGTTACAACGGTTTGGAATACTATCTCTACGATAA